CGGTGCGGCTGAGCGCATGAGTTTCGCGGCCCTAAACCGAATGGGAAGCCTAAACCAAGACAGGCTAAACTAGGGGGCCTAGCCTAAACGGGGGTGCGCGGTGGCTGGTTTGACGGCGACAGAGCTGGCGAAACAGCTTGATCTCTCAAAGGGCAGGATCAGTCAGTTGGTCCACGATGGCCGGCTTGACGGGTGCTACTCCGGGGATGGCAGGGCCCGCCGGTTCGACCTGGCCGCGGTGACAGAGGCGCTGCAGAGAAAACTCGATCCCGGCCAGATGCTCGGCAATGGCGCAGCCACGAGACGCCGGATGGCCGCGGTGTCCGAAGTGTCGGATGATGACGACGCGGATGAAGCGCCTCGGCCCGTACGGTCTGGCGAAGCTCTGCCTCCGCGCGATCCGGATCGCTACGAACTGGCCCGGACACAGAAGGCAGAGGAAGAAGCCCGCCGGCTGCGGAGGGCCAACGCTGAGGCCGAGCACACGATGGTGCTGGCCACGGCTGTACACCGACAGGTCGCGCGACAGATCGGTCAAGAGATCGCGGAGTTCGAGACGGTGCTGCGGGAATCGGCCAGGCGCATCGCGGACCGGCTTGGTGTCGACTACCGGACCGCCCGTCAGATCATGGTCGAGACCTGGCGAGAACATCGTGGCAGCCGATCCTCAGCCCTGGTGGATGTGGCAGCGGCCGCCAACCTGGACGATGAAGAAACCGAGGCAGACTTCTGATGGGCTTCCTGATCTCGGCGGAGGAAATCGTTGCCCGCGCCCTGGCGGAGGCTCTGGCCCCGCCACCGCCGCCGGACATCACCAGGTGGTGCGAAGAGAACATCGTCTTTGACGAACGGTCCCCGATGCCGGGACCGTTCCGTATCGACCGTTTCCCGTTTCTGCGGGAGATTCACGAGGTCCTTTCACCCGAGCACCCCGCCAGAGAGGTCACGATCCGCGGTTCCGCGCAGTGGGGCAAGACGGTCTCGATCGTGAATCCGGTTGTTGGGGCCTGGCACGAGTTCGGCCCGCTCGACAGCCTTGTCGTGCACCCGACGACCAGTTCGGCGACGGAATGGGTCGACAACAAATGGCTGCCGATGCGGCGACAGGCCCCGAGCTTGAAGCGGATCTTCGGCGACGGCAGGAGCGGCGACCACAAGGACGCCAAATTCAACCAGGAGACACTGGCGCGAAACGGCTCGCTCAAGATCGCGAGCGCCGGTTCGCCGGATGACCTGGCCGGGACGTCGCGCCGACTGGTGGTCATGGACGATGTCGCGAAGTTCGAGATGACGCCGAAGGGCGATCCCGAGGCTATGGCCGAAAGCCGGGCCTCGGGCTTTGAGGACGCAAAGCTGCTGAGGGTATCGACGGCGCAGGTCAAAGGCACCTGCCGGATTTCCCGCGCCTATGACCGGAGCGACCGGCGCCTGTACCACGTGCCGTGCCCTCATTGCGGGCATGCTGCACCGCTGACATGGGAGAATTTCCGGAAGAATCTGGACCCCGAGCGCCTGCATGCGGCCTGCTTCAGCTGCGACGAGTGTGGTGGCGTGATCACCCATGCGGACAAGGAAGCGATCGTCAACCGTGGCAGATGGGTGCCGCAGAACCCTGCCGGCGATCACCCCGGATTCCACCTGTGGCGAGCATATGCGCCACAGCGGGACTGGGCCTCGATCGCGGTCGACTATGCGCGAGTCATGGGTTGGTCGACGGCAAGGATCACAGGCGAGACCGAGGCCATGCTTGCGGCCAAGGTCGAAGCTGAGACCGAACAGACGTTCTACAACGACGTTCTGGGGTTGCCCTACGAGCAGGCAAGCAAGGGACCGGACTGGGAGGTTCTGCGTGATCGCGTGGAAAACGCGCCGGATGAAGAGGGCAGGCCGCGGGGCATTGTCCCGGCGCGCGGGGTGATCCTCGCCGCCGGCGTCGATTTCCAGGGGGATCGGATCGAAGTGCAGGTGGTGGCCTTCGGCGAGAACTATCGTCGTTGGGTCGTCGACTATATCGTGATCCCGCATCACATCAGCGACGACGCCGGGCGCTCGGCGCTTGCCGCGCTGCTGAAGACCACGTGGCGGACCGAACGCGGGCTGGCTTTGCCGCTGGACATGATGGCGCTGGATGGCGGGACTTACACCGAGGACGTCTGGTCCTTCGCCAAAAAATGGCCCTGGTCGCGGGTGATCATCGTCAAGGGCGGGTCGACCCAATCCGGCCCGGTAATGGTTCCGCAGCGGTTTGAACGGCGTGCGGACGGCAAGGCAAAGCGCGCGCAGAAGCGGGCGTTCATGCTGAATGTCAGCCAGCTGAAGGCTGACTTCTACACGTGGCTCGACAAGGACGACCCGGTGGAGCGGGGATATTGCCACTTCGCCCGCGGCCTCGGCGACGAATATTATCGCCAGATCACTGCCGAAGTGCGCGTCTTGAAGCGGAACCGGGTCGGGGTGGTTACCAGTTCGTGGGATTTGGTCGAGCCCACCCGGCGCAACGAGGGCCTCGACACGATGAACTATGCCGAGGCGGCGGCACGGCGGAAGGGCTGGACGGCCATGACAGCGGAACAGTGGGGCGTGCTGGACGCAGAACGCGGCGCCGCCCCGGCCGAGCCACAGCCCGACCTGTTCGACAAGACGGTGGCGGTTGCCCCGGAAACACCCGCGCCGGTCAGGCGCAGGGGCCTGCGCGGCCAAGTGAGGTGACATGAGCACAATCGACTATGCTGCCCGGCTGGAGCTGATCCAGGCGGCTATCACAGCTTTGCTGACCGGCGGCTACCAGAGCTACGAAATCGAGGGACAGAGGGTCACCAAGCTCGACCTCGACAGCCTTGTGGCAGAGGAGCGTCGGCTCGGTGGCCTGGTGAAACGTCAGCAGCGCGGCAGCGCGTTCCGCCGGGTCGATCTGGCATGAGCAACAAGCTGGGCCTCACGGCGCTGGACCGGGCCGTTGCCTGGCTGTCTCCGGAACGTGGGCTCCGGAGGGCGCGCGCGCGGGCGACAATGGGCGTCATCTCCGGCTATTCCGGGGCTCGTCGGGACCGGGCCTCGACCAGCCAGTGGAACCCCATCACCGCAAGCGCAGATGCCGAAACGCTGATGGACCTCGATAGCCTGCGCGGCAGGTCCCGCGATCTGGTGCGGAACGATCCGCTGGCGCAGAGCGCGATCTCGACCAAGGTTGTCAACGTGGTCGGGACTGGTCACGTTGTCCGACCGGAGATCGATCGTTCTCGCCTGGGTCTGACGGAGGCCGAGGCCGAGGCCTGGGAAGCGCGCGCCCTGGAGATCTGGAACGACTGGGCGCAGAGCCCGGACTGCGACGTGACCCGGACCCAGACCTTCGCCGAACTGGAGGATATGGCCTATCGCTCGCCCCTGCTGAGCGGGGATGTCCTGTTCCTGCGCCGCTTCAAGGAGCGGCAGGGCCGGTTGCTGGGCACGTGCTTGCAGGCAGTCGAGGCCGACAGGCTGTCGAACCCGCACTGGGTGGCGGATTCGGAACGTCTGGCCGGCGGGATCGAGCTGGATGCGGATGGCGCGCCGCTGGCCTACCATGTGGCGAACCGCCATGCCATCGATCGGCACCGCGCCGGCGCGACCACGTGGCGGCGCTTGCCCGCCTTCGATGCGGCTGGCGGCCGGCAGGTCCTGCATATTCACGGCGTGCGGTGGCGGCCCGACATGACGCGGTATGCACCGCTTCTGGCCCCGGTGATCGAGTCGCTGAAACAACGGTCGCGATATTCCGAGGCCGAACTGATGGCCGCGGTGGTGAGCGCCTGTTTCGCCATCGGGATGCGATCGGATGACGGTGATCTCGGGGCGGGCCTCGCATCCGGTTCCGCGCAGCCTTCCGGCACATCGAACACCGGAAACGCGATCGAGATCACCGAACCGGGGCAGGTGTTCGACCTGATGCCGGGCGAGGAAGTGAGCAGCTTCCAACCTGGCCGGCCAAACCCGCAATTCGCGCCGTTCATCGACGCAATTGCGCAGGAGGTTGGCGCAGGCACCGATCTGCCGCACGAGCTGCTGATCAAGAAGTTCTCGGCCAGCTACTCGGCCAGCCGGGCAGCCATGGAAATGGCATGGCAGTTCTTCCGGACGGATCGCGCACGCCATGTGACGCAATTCTGTCGCCCGTCCTACGAGGCGGTGATGACCGAAGCGGTGGCCCGGGGCCTTCTGCAGGCGCCCGGATTCTTCACCGATCCGCTGCGCCGCCGTGCCTGGCTGCATGCCGACTGGATGGGACCGGCGCGCCCGACGATCGATCCGACGAAGGATGCCCAGGCGGACGAGGCCTACCTCGCCATGGGCGCTACGTCGCTGACCCGGATCACGGCCGAGCGCTTCGGAACGGATCAACGGGTGGTTCGCCGCCGCCGGCAGCAAGACGGCAGCGAGGACTTCACCCGCCGCAACACCACCACCGGGGCAGAACCCAGGGACGACGCCCAGGACGATGAAACGGAGACCGACGAATGATGAAACCCGATCTGGTCCAAATCGCCCAGCGTGCGTTCAATACGCCGCTGCTGATCGCGCCTGCAAAGGCGGCTGTGATTGCCCAGCACCTCGGCCCCCGGTTTCTGGGTCAGGCTTCCGATCTTCCGGTCCAGATCGATGGCTGGACAGGCCAGATCAGCGAAGAGCACCGCGCACCGAAGGCCGGCACGCTTCTGGGCGACGAAGTTCACCAAGTTGCGCGTCGTCGGCAGGCCTATTCCGTGGTTCAGGGTGTTGCGGTCATTCCAATCGTGGGCTCACTGGTTCGGCGCGGATCCTACATCGGCGCAAGTTCGGGCGTCACCAGTTACGAGGGTATCAGCGCACAGCTGCGCGCCGCTGCGGAGGATGATGAGGTCCGGGTGATTGCCCTGGAAATCGACAGCTTCGGTGGTGAGGCGGCTGGGATATTCGACCTTGGTGCCCAGATCAGGCGCGTGCGGGAAATCAAACCCGTCCGCGCCTTCGTGGCGGACTACGCCCTGTCGGCTGGCTACGCGATCGCCAGCCAGGCCGACCACATCACGGTGCCACCGTTCGGAGAAGCCGGATCGGTCGGTGTCGTCTGCATGCATGCGGATTACGAGGGCTACCTGGAGAAGGAGGGCATCCGCATCACGCTGGTGCACTCAGGCGCCCGCAAGGTCGATGGCAACCCGTTCGAGGCCCTGCCGGCGGGCACGCGCGAACGGCTGCAAGCTGAAGGCGACGACATGTGGCGCGCGTTCGCGGCGATGGTTGAAGAGGGCCGTCGCGGGCGCGTCACGGCGCAGCAGGCGCTGGATACCGAGGCGGACGTGTTCCGTGGTCAGGCGGCCGTTGGTGTCGGATTCGCGGACGCCGTTGCAGAGGCCCGAACCGCCTTTGCCGCGCTCCTGGCCGAGGTCAATCCGGCGATCACGCCTGTCGGCGGCCGATCCGCCGCGATGGCGGCGCAACCTGTTGTCGCCCAGGCAGATCAACCCATCGTCGCGGGGCTGGCGGCCCGCGATGCCATTCCCGCGGATCCCGCCCCCGCAGCAACCAAGGAGGAACCCATGGACTGGGATTCCCTGACGACGGCCGAGCTGCGTGAGCACCGGGCCGACATCGTGTCGGACATCGAGGCATCTGCCTCGGCCGGCGCAGATCAGCGGGTGCAGGAAGCTTTGGCTTCGGAGCGTACCCGTATCGCCGAGATCGACGCCATCGCCGTGGCGGGCCATGAAAGCCTGGTGGCAGCCGCCAAGGCCGACGGCCGTTCGGCGGCTGAGCTCGCGCTGGAAATGGTCAAGGCCGACAAGGCCGCTGGCGCGGGCCATCTGACGCAGCTGCGGCAGGCGGACGCCTCGGCAGCAGTGCCGGCCGCGCCGCAAACCCCGGTCGAGACCACCGCCCTGTCCGGCACGCCGGAAGAGCAGGCAGCCGATGCCTGGGACAAGAGCGCGGTCCTGCGCGCCGAGTTCGGCAACAGCAAGGAGGCCTACCTCGCCTTTGCGAAGGCAGAAGCTTCCGGCCGTGCGCGCATCCTGCGCAAGGCGTCCTGAACCCGCATCCTGAAGGAGACAGTGCATGGCAACTTTGGCCGTCGATACGCCGCGGGCGTACCAGCTGGGCGATCATGAGGAATATCCCGTGATCGCGAGCGACATCATCTACGAGGGCGCCGCTGTCGGCGAGAATGGCTCGGGCTATTCCCGGCCGCTGCAGGCAGGCGATGCTTTTCAGGGCTTCTGTCTTGAGCAGGTCGACAACTCGTCCGGTTCGGCCGGCGACAAACGGGTGCGCGTTCTGACGCGCGGCCGTGTCCAGGTGGCGATCTCGGCGCTGGCGATCACCGCCAACGACCGGGCACCCGTCTACGCCTCGGACGACAACACCTTCACCCTGACGCGCGGGTCGAACAGCTTCATCGGCACGGTCAGCCGGTGGGTTTCGACCGGCGCCGCAATTGTCGAATTCGACGCCCAGCTGGGGCCGGTGCATGAAAGCGCCGTGACCCTCGGCACCGCGTAAGGAGTACGCAACATGTCCGCGAACAAGGGACTTTCGTCGCGCGCCATCATCGGCACGTTCTACCAGCGCCTCGAGGTGATGCAGCAGGCCTCCTGGGTCGGCGATCTTGGGATGTATTTCTCGACCGACCAGGAATCCGAGACCTACAAGTGGCTCGGCATGGCCCCGGCAATGCGGGAATGGATCGGTGGCCGTCACGCCAAGGGCTTCCGCGAAAATGGCATCACCATCGAGAACAAGCTCTACGAAGCCACGCTCGAGGTGCCGGTCGACTGGATGCGCCGTGACAAGACCGGCCAGATCATGGTCCGCGTCGATGAAATGGCGACCCGCGCCGTGACCCACTGGCAGTCGCTGCTGTCGTCGCTGATCATCGCCGGCGAGGCTTCGGTCTGCTATGACGGCCAGTTCTTCTTCGACACCGATCACGCCGAAGGCAGCAGCGGCACCCAGTCGAACGACATCACGGTGGACATCTCCGCCGTGGCGGCCGCCGTCCACGGGACCACGGCCCTGCCTTCGCCCGAGGAAATCCGGGCCATGGTCCTGTCGGGCGTGACGCAGATCCTCGGCTTCAAGGACGACCAGGGCGAGCCGATGAACGAGGTGGCACGGAGGTTCCATGTACAGGTCCCCACCGCATGGTTCCCGAATGCGGCCGCCGCGTTGCGAAACCCGGTGATGGGCGGTGGTGATACCAACGTCATGACCAATCTCGACGGCTACACCTTCTCGCTGTCGGTGAACCCGCGCCTGACCTGGACGGACAAGCTGGCCGTGTTCCGGGCGGACGGGTCGGTTAAGCCGTTCATCCTGCAGGAAGAGCAGGGTGTCGAGGTTGCCGCGATCGCCGAGGGCTCCGAGCTGGAGTTCAAGGAGCGGAAGCACGAGTACGGTATCTCGGCCCTGCGCAACGTCGGGTACGGTTACTGGCAGCAGGCCTGCCTGGTCCAGGCTGTCTGATCCGCGGGCCGGATCGCGCTTGCAGAGGGGCGGCCAGAAACGGTCGCCCCTATTTCCATCACTTTCAATCGAGGACTTCGATATGAAGAAAGTTCGCGTTATCGCCCCGATGGGCGCCACGGTGCATGGTCCCGCAAGGCTGGGTCTCGACAAGGCGCAACATGCCCGCCGTCGTGCCGTGCTGAGCGACAACCGGAAGGGCGGCACGTACGTCCTGGATGGCGGGCATAGCGTGCAGTTCAAGTTCGACGAGGTCTTCGCGATCGAAGAAATCTCGAAGCTGAACCGCCAGTCCTTCGAGGACCTGGGCGCCGCTGAAGCGGCCGAACAGGCTGCTGCCCAGAAGGCCGATGCTGAAAAAGCCGCTACGGAGAAGGCCGCTGCGGAGAAGGCCGCTGCCGAGAAAGCCGCTGCTGAAAAAGCCGCTGCCGAGAAGGCCGCTGCGGAGAAGGCCGCTGCCGAGAAGGCCGCTGCCGAGAAAGCTGCTGCTGAAAAATTCGCTGCCGAGAAGGCAACCAATCAGTCCCGGGGCACCGGCGAGTGATCGATTTTGCCGGCGACGCCGAAGCGATCTTTGCCGATCCCGGCGGGCTGGCTGTCGACGCCGTCTTCACCCCTGCGGCGGGCAGCCCAGTCGATGTGCGGGTGATCCCGTCGATGCCGGAGGCCAGCGTCGGATTCGCGGAAAGTCGCATCACCTCGGCAACGGCGACGTTTCTGATGCCAGTATCCTCGGTGGCCCAGGTGAAGTCCGGCGACAGCATTACCATCGGTTCGCAAACCTACACGGTGCAGGGGATCCCCGAACGCAATGCGCGCCGGTCCTTCTGGCGGATCGACACGAGGCCCGCGTGAAGCTCGGCATCGGCTGGACACCCAGCGTGAAGGCCTTGATGCAAGACCACTTGCAGGCCGGGGAGAGGGCTGTCACCCGGGCGATGCAGATTGCGCAGAGCGACCTAAAACAGGCCTGGCGCGGCCAGATCGTGAATGCGGGCCTCGGGCGGCGTCTGTCGCTCACGATCAGAGGCGCCAACTATCCGCGCTACGTGCAGAGCCTCAGTGCCGCTGCCATGGTGTGGAGCAAGGCACCGCATATCGTCAGCGCACATAATGAGGGCGCTTTGATCCGGGCAAGGGACGGATTCTGGCTGGCGATCCCGACGGAAGCCGCCGGGCGGGGGCGATTTAACCGACGCCTGACGCCCGGGCAATGGGAAGAGCGGTGGAACGCAAAGCTGCGCTTCGTCGCGACCCGCACCGGGAAATTCATGCTGGTGGCCGATGACGCGCGCCTCAACAGCAAGGGGCAGGCGCGGCGGAAGGGCGGCAAGCGCCGCAAGAGCGACGGCATCCTCACCGGAGCCCAGACCGTCGTCGTGTTTATCCTGTTGCCCCAGCTGAAGCTGAAGAAGCGCCTCGACCTCGACAAGGAGGTCAGGCGGGTCGAAGGTCTCCTGCCGGGGCTGATCGAAAGCAACTGGGAGAGCTGAGCATGCCCAGCAAGTCCGAGGCGATCTTGTCAGCCCTTTTTGTGGTGCTCGACGGCGTGAGCGGTGTCGAGGTCAAGCGGAACGATCCCCTTCCGGAGGATATCGGCACAGGCGGCCTGATCGTGCTACGCGATGGCGAGCCCGGCGAGCCGGACATTACGCTGTCGCCGCTGCGCTACGATTTCGAGCACCTGGCCGAGGCCGAAGTCTATGTGCAGGACGCAGATAACGACGCAACCTTCGACAGCTTGAAGGTGGCGATCGGCGCGGCCATCGCTGCGGACCGCACCCTTGGCGGTCTCTGCGACTGGATCGAGGGTGAAGCACCACGGACCGAGGACCTCGGCATCCCGGGTGCGACCTCGATCAAGGCGGCGATCATCCCAATCCGGCTGTTCTACTGGACCAGCGACCCGCTGGCCTGACCATCTGAAAAGGAGAAAGACATGGCACGAGCCTATGGGTCGCGGGCGCTGATGGCGCTCGCGTTCGAATCCACGTTCGGCACCACGCCGGGCAGCGGCTTCCTGAAGATGCCTTTCGTGAGTTCCAACCTCGGCGCATCTCAGGCCCTGCTGGAATCGGAGGTTCTGGGCAACGGGCGCGACCCGATCGATCCGGACCTCGACGTCCAGGTTGCCGATGGCGACATCGTCGTGCCGGTCGACACCGAGGCGTTCGGTGTCTGGCTGAAAATGCTCCTCGGCGATCCCGTCACCACGGGGTCGGGCCCCTACACTCACGTCTTCAGCTCGAAGGCTGATACCTTGCCCTCCGCGTCACTTGAGATCGGCATGCCGGAAGTACCGCATTTCGCCATGAACAAAGGTCTCATGGTCGACAGCCTGAGCCTGAGCTGGCAGCGGGCCGGACAACTCACCGCGACCCTCGCGACGATCGCCCAGGGCGAAGCCGATCCGGCCAGCTCCACCTCGGCCGGGACGCCCACGGAATTCGATTACTACCGCTTCGCCAACCGGCACGGGTCCATCACGCGCGGCGGGTCTGATCTGGGCGACGTGACGAATGCCACGCTGCGCTACACCAACAATCTCGATCGGGTCGAGGAGGTCCGGAACGACGGTTTGCTGGGCGGCATCGATCCGACAATGGCGATGCTGAACGGCCAGCTCACCATGCGCCATTCATCGACCGCCCTGATTTCCGCGGCGACGGGGGCGACGCCGGCCGCGATGACGTTCGAACTGGCGCGTACGGCCAGCCAGAGCCTCGTTATTGCCATGCCGCGGGTGTTCCTGTCGCGCCCCAAGGTGGGTCCTGACGGTCCGCGCGGCGTATCTGTCACATACGACTGGATCGCGGCGGTGGATACCAACGGCGATCCGATGTTGACCGCAACCCTGATCAACGCTGTGGAAACCTACTGATGCTCAAACTTAACCTGCAGGTCGCTCCGAAGTGGATCGACCTTGGCCGTGGCGTCGAGGTCGAGGTCCTGCCCATGGACACGGAGATCCGGTTGATTGCGGCCAATGCCATCGGACCTCGCGAAGACGGCGAAACCGTGAGTCCGAAGCGCAGCCTGGCCTGGGCCAAGGCGGTTGCAAGGGAGGCGATTGTCAACTGGCGTGGGGTCGGAGATGCCGATGGCGCGCCGATCGCGGTCTCGCCCGAGGGTGTCGACGCGCTGCTCGACGACTTCGGGTGCTATGTCGCGTTCCAGATCGAGTACCTGAACCCGGGCCTCCTGGCGGCCGCTGAGGGAAACGGCTCCGCGCCTGCGCCGAATGGCACTTCGGAGGCGGGCGGGAATACTGCGGGGCCTGCGAGTCCCGCTGCGCGGACTGCCCGGCCCAAGTGAACCGTCCGATCACTGTCGAAGGCAGGCAGGTCTGGAGCCTGGCGATGCGCCTGTCCGGTCAGCTCCGCATGTTGTCGGGGATGCATGTCGCGGCCATCGGGTTTGACATGTCGGCTGCCCTGGCGCTGGCCGGGGCCATGCAGGTCGATGCCGCAGCGGTCGGATGGTTCTTGCCTGAGATCGAAGAGGTCGCAGTGGGCGCGATCAACAGTCAGATAAGGAACGACAATGGCTAAGCAGGTATCTGTCCGGCTGGTGTCGGAGAATGGCGAGCAGCTGAAGGCGATCTTTGACAAGATCGGGGCCGCTGGCGAGGGAGCATTCGAGAAGATCGGGCTTTCGGCCAAGGAAGCCGAGGCCATGACCGGCTTTCTGGAGCGGGCCCTGCAGCGCGAAGAGCAGCAGATCAACAAGCTGCGCGCCTCGTTGGACCCGCTCTACCGTTCGTCCATGCAATACGCATCGGCTTTGGACCAGATCAACTCGGGCTTGCGGGCAGGTGTGATCACGCAGGCCGAAGCCAACCGGATGATGGACCTGGCGGCAAAGCAGTACCTTGGTGCAGGCGAGGCGCTGGATCACGTCCGCAGTTCCATGGATCGGGTGTCGACCTCCGGCCGGGGTGGCAGGGACGCCCTGCGCAACGTTGCGCTCCAGATGAACCAGGTGGCACAGCAGGGCGCGGTCACAGGGAACTACCTTGGCGCCTTCGCGATCCAGCTGCCGGACATGCTGCTCAGCTTTGGCCTGTGGGGTGCCGCCATCGGGACGGTGGTGGGCCTTCTCGGGCCTCTTGCCGTCGACATGCTGAAGACCGAGGACGCGATGAAGGTCCTCGAGAAGCAGACCGACGCGCTGGCAGCATCGATGCAGGCGCTGCAGACAGCTCAGGCTGCGGCAAGTTCGCCGGTGGCCGATCTGGTCACCAACTACCGGGCCTGGGCCGACCAGGCATCGGATGTGCTGGCGGTGCAGAGAGAGATTGCCAATCTCGACGCCCTGAAGAACCTCGAGAACATTGCCAACCAGATTTCGACCGCGTGGGGCGATCTGGAAGGCGACTTTATCGACATCAAGGGGCAGTTCTCGACCACCACGCAGTCGGTTTCCGTGCTTTCGGAAACCGCGCGGATTCTGGCACGCGAATTCGACATCAGCAGGGCGCAGGCTACTGCGCTGGCCGAGGCCCTGCAGGCCGTTGGTCGCGCCGAAGGGCCGGCCGCGCAGGCCGAGGCCATGCGCAATGCGCGCGAGCAGATCGAACTGGCGGCGGGCGGGCTGCGCGAAATGGACGACAAAACCGGCGCGATCTACGATGCGCTGCTGCGGGCGGAGCTGGCGGCGACCCGTCTGGCTGCAATTGACATGGCCGACAACGTCGCCGCTGCCGCAGACGAGGCGCAGCGCTATGCGGATTACCTCGGAATATCGCTCGAGACAGCCAAGAAATTGGCGGCATTGGGCAATCAGGGCATTCTTCCAAATCCCGACATTGATCAGAACGGCAAGCTCTACACGGGGCGCGGCGGAGACCCCAGGCAGCAAGGTGGGGACCTTGAGAGCTGGCAAAACAGGGACGCCATCGTGTTCCTGGACAACTGGAAACCGCCGCGCGCCAAGCGATCCGGGAGGGGCGGACGCAGCGCCGCGGAGCGTGCGGCGCAGAAGGAGATGAACGATCTGCTCAACGAGGCAGAACGCATCTACGAGTCCACCCGCACCTCGGCGGAACGGTACGCTGAGGCGATCGACAGGGCGGATCAGCTGCTCGGCAAGGGTCTGATCACTCAGGACACCTATGCGCGCCATCTGGAAGACCTGCAGGAGGAGCTGCGAAAGGCGTCCAAGAATGTCGTGCTGGAGGACGCGATTGACGGGATATCGGACGCCATGTCCCGCGCCATTCTGGTGGGCGACAAGCTGAGGGACAGCCTTGGGCGGGTCTTCCAGCAGATCGCCCTCGACCTGGCGAGTTCGGGGTTCAAGGAAGCCCTTTCGGCGCTGTTCCAGCCCGTGCTGTCCGGGCGGGGCGGCGGCAATGTGTTCACGCGCCTTCTGGGGCAGGTTCTGAGCTTCGAGGGCGGTGGCTACACCGGGTCCGGTGCCCGTTCGGGCGGCATCGATGGTCGCGGCGGGTTTGTCGGGATCCTGCACCCGCAGGAAACAGTTATCGATCACCTGAAGAAATCGCGGTCTTCCACGGTGTCGTCCGCGGCCGGTGCGTCGGGCGGCGCGGTCGATGTCCGCGTCTATGTCGATGAGGGCGGAAACTGGCAGGCGGCCGTGGCGGGCATCGCCGGCAACGTCGCCCTGCGCGTTCTGGGTGGCGGGCTTGACGCACAGCAGCAGTCCCTCGGGGCCCGTGTCATCGACTATGACAACCGGGGGACGTCTGGCTGATGGACCGCCACCTCGTCACCGTCACGCCATCGCTCTGGCGCGATCTGGAAATCGCGTGGGATATCGATTGGCGCGGTCAGCCGTCTCCGGACACCCTGAACGGCAATAGCGGGACCGTGTTCAACGCATTTCCCCGCTGGATTGGTTCGCCCAAAGCCAAGTTGAACCGAGGCGCCATTCCTGCCTGGAACGCAATCCGGGCCATGATGGAGGGTCGTCGCGGTATCCTCCGAATGCCGATGAACGATCCGCTGGCTTTCGACTGGCGGGCCGCTGCAGCGGAATATGCGGTCTTCGGCGTGCCGTTCAGCACGGGGTCACTGTTCAGCTCTGGCAAGGGGTTCGCCTACACGCCGACGGTACTGGCCGTTTCAGACGTCGCAGCCGGCGCAACGATGTTTGAGGTTGATATCTCACCATCTGGCATCGCGCCGGTTGCCGGGCAGATTATGAGTTACGACGACTGGCCGTTTCGCGTGACATCCGCGGACCCCATGGGTGGCGACATCTACGAGATCGGCGTGCGGATGCCGATCCGTTTCGCGATCCCGGCCGATGCAGAGATCGAACATCGCGCGTTTGGCCGGTTCGAACTTGTCGATCCGCGCGGCGGTGAGGCGCGCTACGGCCGCCGGATGTCGGCCGAGGTAACCTTGTCTGTCCAGGAGGTCATTGTGCGATGAGCTTCATCTCAAGCGACCTGCGCGGCCCGATCCTGGGCAGCCTCGATCTGGCCAATATCAACACCCCCGACGGCGACTTCGGGTTCATGGTGGGCCGGGACGGGAACTTCACCGATATGAACGGCAAGACCTGGTATGGCTCGACCCTTCTGTCCATGCCGCGCCTGCAGTCGGCAATCGACGGCATCGCGCCGTCCGGATCGATTGCCCTGTCGTTCTTTCAGGATCCCGATCTGCCCGACCTGATTGGGCAGATCAGGGCGCTTGGCAGCGCGTACATCGACGGGCGACCCATCACGTTCTTCTATCAGCCGATCCGGGACATGGCTGAGTTCTGGGCGCCGGTTGTGGCGCCGAACCTCTACCTGACCAGGACCATGCGCGGGATCACCTATTCGGCCTCCGGCGCTCAGGACCGGTCAATCGAACTGAGCTTCGAGGCATCGACCCAGGAGCGCAAGAGCCGGCGCGCGATCACGCTGGATACCGATGGCCACGCCAAGCTGACGGGCGCCGCGAATCCGTCGCTGTCGCACATGCCGACCGAAAACTTTGACGACACCCCCCTGTTCGGAGCCTGACGTGACCCCTGAATTTGTCGAGCTGCATCGCTGGGCCGGTTTGGCCCATGTCTGGAGCGAGTCCGATTGCATCATGGTGCTGGGCGACTGGATCAGGCAGCGCTGTGGAGCCGATCCCTTCGAGGCGGAGCGGGGCACCTATTCCGGTCCGGGCGAGGCGCAGCGCCTCTATCGCTGTTTCGACGATCCGGTTGCGGCCATGTCCGAACGCCTGGCCCGCATCGGTATCCTGCCGACGGATGAGCCGGTGTCCGGCGACGTCGCCCTGATCCTGGTTCCGGGCGATCGACGCCCGGTCGGGGCGATATGGACCGGCGCAAGCTGGGGCATGAAGGGGCCCGACCGCGGAGCGGTGACCATGCGGCCTGACGTGGTGCGGGTCCTGCAGGTGTGGAGGTTGCCCGATGCGGCGTAGCCTCCTTGGCATCCTGCTGGCCACCACGGCGCTGGTGGCGCCGTCCCGCGCGGCGGCCGAGCCCGTAACCGGTTTCATCGCGGCCGTGTCTTCGGCGGTGAGCAGCGCGGGTGCGGCCCTGGGCATCGGCTCGGCCGCCGCGGGTGCGGGTGTTGCGGCCGGCGCTTCGCTCGGGACCTTCGCAACCAAGACGCTGGTGGCGGTCGGGCTGAACTATGTCGCCTCGGCATTGTCGACGCGGTCACGGTCGGCGCCCGTCGCGCAGCGCTCGGCCTCGCAGGCCCCACAAACCTCGCTGGCCGGGTCCAGCCCGTCGGCGCAGATGGTCAACTATGCGCAGCCGATTGCCTATGCCGAATGGTGCTATGGCTACGTGCGCAAGGGCGGGCCGCTCGGATTCACCGGCGCCAAGAACACGGTCGACACCGTCACGGGGCGGGCTGGGGCGAAACGGCACTACAGCCCGATCCTTGCGGCGCACCCCTGCGGCGATGTGATCCAGCACTGGCTGGACGACCACGTGGTGGAGGTCGACGGCAACGGCACTGTGACCACGGCCCCATATGCCGGCTATTACCGGATCCGCTATTTCAACGGCGCGCCCGGCCAGACGGCGGATGCGGAGCTGGTCAACTCGTTTTCCGAGGTCACCAGCGCCTTCGATTTCGCGGGGCTGACCGGGGCGCATATCTGGGCGGCCCAGCCCTCGCGCGAAAACCTGCGGGTGGTGTACCCGACGGGCCGGCAAGCCTCCTACGCCCCGGTCTTCGAAGGCCATGCCGGCATCTATGACCCGAGGGATGCGAGCACCGGATTCACCCGAAACGCGGCGCTGATCGTCGCGAACTGGCTGACCGGGGTCTGGGGCCTCGCTGTGGACTGGGACGAGGTGGGCGACGAGGCGGATGCCTGCGACGTGACGGTTTACGACCGCGACAGCAATCCGCTGCCGAAATGGACCATCGACGGCACGATCTCCGATGCGCAGACCTTCGAACAGCAGCGCGCGCAGATGGTCGCGGCCTGCGATGCCTGGATGTACGAGCGCCCGGACGGAGCCATCGGTTTCCGGGTCGGCCGGTATATCGAGCCGACGATCACGCTGACCGATGACGATTTCTACAGCCTCCAGATCGAGGAGGGCGGGTATGGTCACAATCGTCCGACCGAGGTCGCGGCGGATTTCATCGACCCTGCCAATGCCTGGCGGTCATTGCCCTCTGCCACCTATGTGGCCGATGCGTCATCTCGGCAGGTGCGCGAGAAACCGCAGCTCGATCTGGTGGCCGTGCACAATCAGGCCTACCGCATCAACAAGCGGATCGCGCATGCCAGGCGGCCGGCTTATCGGCTGCGGGGCGTGATCGGCCCCATCGGCCACATGCTCAACGGCCATCGGTTTGTCCGGGTCCAGGCCATTGGCGCCGATATCGTGTGCGAAGTGGATGAGATGTGGCGCAACCCGGGCGGCGCCAGCTTCGAGCTTGGGTTGTCCTCGGTGCTGGAGAGCGATTTCGACCCTGCGGTCTCCGAACCCGCGCCGCCGGAACGTCTGCCGGTCGTCAGCAGCCACGTGATCGACGCGGTGACCGGGCTGGCGTCGACATCGGACGGGTATGACGGGCTGATCTGGCAATGGGATCAGCCGACCGAGAACTACGTGCAGCAGGTCCGGACGCGTCCGCTCGGCGGCACCGACTGGTACATGTACGATCTGCCGTCGGGATCGAACATCTATCGGCAGCCCTCGCTCGGCTTTCTGGCGACCTGGGAAATGCAGGTCCGCAACGTCTCGATCGAGGGCGTGCCCGGCGCGTGGAAGCCTGACACGCCGGCCCAGGGCACCACCTCGGCGCCGATACCGCTGATGCCCACGGTGGGGGCGATCACGGTCGGGCCGGGCCGGATCACGATCAGCGGGACGGCGCAGCAGTTCACCACGGAGATGCGCCTTTACACCAACTCGACCGACGACCTGCCGGGCGCCACTCTGATTGCGACGATCAGCGTGGATCAGTTCGATCAGTACGAGATTACCGCAGGTTTCGCAGGCGACAACCTGGTGGTCAACGGCGACTTTGACAGCGCGGCCGGCTGGTCCGGGACCGGATGGACCATCGCCAACGGGGTCGCGGAACACACCTATGGCGGCGGCTCGACCATCCTGCAGCGCGCGGCCGCGATGGACGACAGCACCGACTACCGATGGTCCTATGAGATTGTGTCCGCCTCGACCGCCGTGACGCAGTTCAAGATCATCGGGAGTTCGACGGTATCCGCCACGCCCACCCAGACCGCGGTGGCTGGGCGTTATGGCGACACGATCACATCGCCGATCAATCCGACCGATGTGGGCATCTATGCCGGCAACTTCTCGGACGCGGTAATCGACAACGTTTTTTTGTTCGAACCGGACGGCTCGGAGCTGGACCAGGGCACCGCCTATTTCTACCTCGTCCCCGTCTCGGCAACCGGGATCGAAGGCCAGCACTTCGGCCTGATCCGCTACATCCCCTGATATTGGAGACCCATCATGGTTTCAGCCCTTGACCCGCGCACCATCATTCGCGGCAACCCTGTCAGCTCGCTCCATCAGGTCGAACCCATTGAGCTGGTGCGCTGGATGGTGGCGATCGCGGACCAGGTTGCCGCGAATGGCACGTACTGGACCAGCACTCTGGCGGCGCTCACCGCCTATACGCCTGACGACGGGGCCATCGGTTTTGTGACCGCTGACGGCACGGCCAGCAACAACGGTGTTTATCGCCGCGAATCCAGCGCCTGGAACAAGACAGCCGAGCTGCCCTCGGGTTGGTCCGGGGTTCTGGGAACCGCCGCAGAGGAGGACACCACCTATTTCGCCACGGCCGGTCAGGGCGCCTTGGCCGACAGCGCGGTACAGCCGGGCGACCTTGGCGCTGTGGCTACCTCGAACGATTACGACGACCTGGACA